CGTGCCCGGCCACCTACAGGTTTCCGCTACGCTGGCTGGCGCTGGGGCCGTCGCTGGCGAGCCTGTAGGCAACTTCCAGATCAGCGCTGGGCTCGCAGGCGCCGCCTCGCTGGGCGTGAATGCGAGCGGTGCGTCCGTTCGCCTGCTGCTGCCGATCTACCCCGGCCGCGACCTGCTCAAGGGGCTGGCGTACTCACAGAAGTGGTCGCCGACGTTCTACAACGCCAAGACGGCCACGACGGCGACCGGAGCGGACATCGACCTAGCGCTAGCGCAGTATCCACTGCACGACTTCGAGCTGAACTACGAGTTCCTCCGGGACACGGCGGCGTGGGGGCCCGGCGTCCTCGCCGCGCTTGAGTTTAAGACGATGATGGGGTTCCACCTCGCCCTCGCCGGGACCGTCGGGCGTTTCTTCTACAAGAATTACGACGACTGGCAGGTGTTCCAGAACCAGATCGGCGTGGGCGACGGGGTGACGACCCTCTTCACGCTGACGCGGACCTTCGGCGCGAACGGCTACTACGGGACCGAGCCGATCGGCGGCCTCGACATGAGCGAGCTGTTCAACGTCTACCTGAACGGCTCGTCGACGCCGGTCAATCCGTCGCTCTACCTGGTCGACACCTCGACCGCCGGAGCCAACACCATCCGGTTCGCGACCGCGCCCGCCGCTGGCTATTCAGTCAATGTCGATATGTCGTATTACTACTATTGCAAGCTCGCCACGAACAGCAACACCTTCGAGAAGTTCATGCATCGCATCTGGAACCTCGGCAAGGTGGCGCTGCACTCGTGTAGGCCGGGGGCCTAGAACATGATGCACTGGGTGACGGTGCAGTTTGCGGCGAAGCGGCCATGACCGCCATCCTGCGCGCTGCCTCGCCCGCACTTGCCTCGGCACTGGCCGGCGGTGTTCCGCTCTGGCGCGCCGACACGTTCGAGATCGCGCCATCGGACGGAACCCCCATCTACTCGTGCACGTGGGACTCGGACCTGACGGTCGCGGCCCAGGTCTATGGCTCTAGGAGGCCCTGGATCGAGCAAACAGGCTGGGACGTCGCGAACACGATGGAAATCCCGACCCTGACGCTCATGCTGCGCGATCTGGACGAAGGCTATGCTGGCGGACTGAACCTCAAGGCCCAACTCCACAACGGCCTCCTCGATGGCGCCGCAGTGCTCTTCTCGCGAGCGTTCATGACATCGCCCAGCGAGACCGAAGCGCTAGGTTCGCTGCCGATATCTGCAGGCGTGGTCGGCCCTATCGACATCGTCGGGACCACGGCGACGATCCAGGTCAAAGGCAAGAACAACCTGCTCGATCAGAACGTGCCGCGGAACCTGTACACCGCCAACTGCCAGCACGCGTTCTGCGATCCGGGCTGTACGTTGCTGCGCGCGACTTTCACGGCCTCGTTCACTGTCGGGGCGAACCCTACGACCTCGTTCATTCCGTGGAGCGGTGCGCCTCCCGGCAACGCGACGAACTACCAGCTCGGCACGCTGGCGATGACATCAGGCGCCGCGGCCGGCGAGACTGCGGACATCGCGAAGGCCGACAGCACAGGCCTCACGCTCGCTTATCCGCTGAGCGAATTGCCGGCCGCTGGCGACGGCTACACCGCATTCCAGGGCTGCGATAAGAGTCTCAACTCCGGTTCGGGCCAATCGTGCACGGACAGGTCAAATACCCAGCATTTCCGCGGCTTCCCGTTCATTCCTCCACCAAATTCTGCGTACTGACGATGCGCACCGCCGCTGCGGAAGGCTCAGACCTCATCGCTGGCCTCCACATCGGCACGGAGCGCCACAGCTTCTCCACCCCGGAGGAAGCCGCAAGCCGCGCTGCCTTCATCACCGAAGCGCTATCCTGGCAGGGGACGCCCTTCGTCAACTGCGGCGATGTCAAAGGACCGGACGGCGCTGTCGACTGCGCCATGATGCTGGTGAGGTCGGCTGTCGACACCGGCCACCTCCCGCCTTTCGATCCGCGCCCATATCCACCGCACTGGCACCTGCACCGCAGCGAGGAGCGGTTCCTCAAGATCGTCCGGGACGACATCGGCGCGCACGAAGTACCGAGCCCGCGCGTGGGCGATGTGGTGCTCTGGCAGTTCGGCCGCTGCTTCAGCCACGGCGCCATCCTCATCAACACTGAGGAGGTCGTGCACGCCTTCTACGCCTACGGGAAGGTGACGATCAGCCGGCTGGATGAGCCGCTGCTCTGCTTCGTCTATGGCTCGATGTCGCGTCCGGTCAGATACTTCGACCTCTGGAGCATCTGACATGGCAGGCATGCAGGACAAGAATAAGCCGCCAGCCCCCATCATCTACTCCGGGCTGAATGTCGGCACGTCGCAGTTCGACCTGCCCATCCCGATCTTCTGGGGCCAGCGCCGGCTCGGCTTCAATGCCATCGGCTTCGACAATTTCCAGAAGCACGCGATCAGCAGCAAGGGGAAGGGCGGCGCCGGCAAACCGCAGCAGCAGTACAACTACAGCGCCGAGATAGGCTTAGGTCTCTGCGAAGGCGTCGTCGACTCGATCCCCGGCATCTGGGCCAACGGCTCGACCACCACATCGACCACGCTCGGAGCGCTGCAGTTCACGCTTCGCACCGGCACGGCGAGCCAGGCGCCCATCCCCGGCAGCGGCGCGGCGTTCGCCAATATGGCCTACGCCTACACCTGCTACGTCTATTGCCCGAAGCTGGACCTGGGCGAGTCGGCCACGATCCCCGATGACGAGTTCGAGTGCGTGCGCGCCAACGGCTTCGCCTATACGCCGTCCTCGCCCGGCTGGATCAACCCGAACAACCACGTCCAATCGAACGCGATCGACTGTCTGCTATCGGACGTGATCACCGACCTGCTGACCAACCCACAGTACGGGCTGAACTTCAGCGCCGGCGACATCGGGCCGATCAGCCAGTGGGCGACCTATCTGCGGGCGCAGGGCATCGTGCTCTCGCCGCTGCTGAACCAGCTAGAGAAGGCGACCTCCGTCTTCGACCGCTGGGCGCAGGTCACGAACAGCTGGATATATTGGTCGGGGACGCAGCTGCAGTTCTACCCGCTGGCCGATGCGGCGATCACGGGCAATGGCGTCACCTTCACGCCTGAGAACGATGTCGCCTACAACCTGACGGTCGATGACTTCCTCGCCTCCGACAGCGCGGACTCCGGACCCGTCAAGGTCACGCGCAAGGACCCGGCCGACTGCTTCAACCGGACCGTCCTGAACATCACTGACCGG